GTTGCAAATCAAAGTATGAATACCGAAGGGACAACCGTTCGGGCGGAATTACGGACCATAGCCACGAAGATCGGGGTAAACAACGCTATATTGCATCTCCCGTTTGAATGCGATATCCGCGTTCGTATCCCTAACGACGCTGAGCTAACTGCAGCAGACATAGACACTCTTGTCTGTGCTTGCTACGGGGCTTTATGCGACGCCACAGGAACCAATAAGGTTCTTTCGGATCTTGCACGTGGTGCTCTTACGCCTGCCGGTGTATAGTGTAAAAAGCTATGTACTGGCTCAAGGCTGTAGAAGGCATTCTTCTTAGTGTAATAGAAGCTTTAAAGCTTCCGTTCCATTGCATTAAGAAGATCCCTAACCTCATCAGTCACTTTAGGAGGTCTAACGATGGAAATGGTAATCCATCTCCACTCGACGATACAAAAGTGTATCATCGTCGAGACTCCCGCAGTGATCCAACTAGGAAAAGCTGAGTACCGCTGTAAGGGCGACACTAGCCCGGATTACGATAATATCGTAAATGCCTGGGTTTTGTGGTTTTCCTTATTCGTCGATGGTACAGCCATTTTTGTCAAAGACAAACAGGTCCAGCAGAGTATTGCGGGTCGTATTTTTACGAATGCGCGTACAATGCCTAACGATTTAACATCGTTTTTAAGTGACCTGGACGATGTTGCTGACCTTTTAGTCGCAACGCTGAATGCTCACGCTACCTTTAAAGGGTATGCTTCTGATGCATTCTTTCGTCAATGGAAGCCAGCTACGCAACTCTTGGCAACCTGCAAAGGCATACTTCACACATGGTGTGTGGAGTCCCCTACGTCGGATGTCATACTCGTTACGTGGCTTCGGACGATTCTCGTCTTCTTTAAAAAGTTAGACGTGAACCGTACCGACCTGGCTGGTGCGATTGAAGAAGAATTCATTTCTTTTGAAAGGGGTTTGGAACAATTGCACACTGTGAGAACATCGTCGCCAATGTATCTGCGGCTGTGCTCTAGGATGAATAAACTTCTATCCAAGACGTACGACTGCAAACTGCATAGCGACCCTGTTCCCCATCACGGTCCTGGTGTAGTATCAACTACGGGTATCGGATGCACATACGAGAAATATCAAAATATGTGTGCCGATGCTCGTATAGACTACTTACTGGGAAAGCGAGGTCTAAGGATGAGTGATTACAACCCATTACTTAAGAAGGGTTGTGACCGTATTAATCGGTTTATCACTGTACCAAAGACCTGGAAGAAGCGACGTACTATTTCCGCGGAACCTGCTGGTCTACAATTTTTCCAGCAGGCTGTACGGTCCGACATTTACACCTCGTTAAGAGGCGTTAAATGGTGGGACCGGCGATTAAGGTTTTCGAACCAAAATCGTTCGCGCGAGCTAGCCTTGATTGGCTCTCGTACGAATACTTACGCGACTATAGATTTGTCAGCGGCTTCCGACTCTGTAACTCTAGATATGGTTAAACGAACGTTCGGTAATACCGAATTGTGTAGATGGCTAATAGCCACCAGATCAATCGACACGCAGTGCGGCACTACGGTTATCCGCGGTGTGAAGAAATTCGCACCGATGGGTTCCGCTACGTGCTTCCCTGTTGAATCGATGATCTTCGTTCTCATATCTGAGTTAGCTATCCGTGACTCCATGCTCGAGTGTGATGTATATCACCCTTGCATGGTGTACGGAGACGACATCGTCGTACCCTACTTCGCT